TGGTGCCTAGCGAGATCAAGATCCGCGATCCCCGCCGCTTCCAATTCGTCCTTAACGAAGATGGCTCTATTAGTCCGCGAGTCATTACGATCCAATCTCCGGTCGAGGGCTTTCCGATCCCTTTGCGATCAATGGTCATTCACCGGCACTGGGCATATAACAACCTTGTCGACCCGTACGGGACCGGTCTTGGCCGTCAACTCTACAGCCTCGTGGAGTTCCGCCGTACCCTGATGAGTTTCTGGCTCCAGTACGCCGACAAGCACACCACGCCAACGGCGGTAGGCAAATTCAGCCTAGGAACCCCAGAGGAGGAAGTAAAGTCGCTGTTTACCGCCTTGCAAAGGCTGGGGCAAGAAACCGCCATCGTAGTACCCGATGAGATGTCGGTCGAGTATTTGTCAGCCGACTCGAAGAGCGACGTATACCAATCCTTGATAAGTTATATCGACCAACAGATCTCCTTCTTGATCAATGGCGAGTCGACTGTTGGCCAGGATACGGGCAGCACGGGCTCTTACGCTCGCGATCAAATCGCGGACAGTGTCCGGATGCGTAAAGCCAAAGCCTTTTCGGAGCAACTTGATGAGACGCTAAACGCCACACTGATCCGATGGATTGTTGAGCTTAATTATCCGGGCTCTTCGGTCCCCCGCATCGTAAGAAGCTTTGAGGACCTTGAACAACGAGAAGATCCGGTCAAGACCGTTCAGATCCTGACGCAACTTCAGGCTGTTGGTTATCAGGTTACTGATCTGGATTGGGTACGGGATAAATTGCAGATCCCTTCACTGGAGAAAGTCTCTATGGAGGAGATGATGGGCGCACCAGGTATGGCCGAAAACAAGAAGCCCCAAGTCCATAGCTCCGGCGAATCCGATGGCGGGCCGGTCATTGGCGAAAGCATGATCGGAAAAATGCTCTCCAGCTCCCCTGCTCCCGTTTCGGCCGAGAATCTTGATTTCAGCGAATTCGATGAGTCCGGCGACCTGAAAGATGAAACGGTCAGGGACAAAGTTGCCAAAAAGATCGCCGAACGTTTCAATCAGGGCGGTCTCGACGAGGTCGGTTGGGACCGACTATCCTCGGGTATATCATCCACCGATTCAGAGAACTCCAAACTCAACATCGACGAATCGACAACACCTGGTGACATCATCTTTACGACCAAACGTCTCCTTGATGAGATCCGGTCGATTCCACGTCACACCCCGCCCGAACACGACAAACTCCGCATGGACCTTGTCCGATACGAGAATACCGTGCTGCGCGAAGATGATCTGGATGAGGGTGAAATTCGCAACCTAATCAAACTTTACACTTTAGCTTACCGCCTAAACCGTAGCTTTGTCCACCGCGAACTCGTCAATATCGATCCTGACGCCCTGGGTTATTGGGCCGAATTCGCCCCGTACTATATGTAGCTGTCCGTGTTGAAAGCTGTGTAGAAGGAAAAACTTCCGCCCACTTCTACCATGATTCAGATTCGTCCTGCGACTCAGAGCCAGTTTTACATCCAGGCTTCTCCGTTCGCCCACTACTTCACTTCGTTCAACGGTATTCGCGATACCGCTGCCACTTCCCAATACGCTGACGGTATTCGTCAACGTGCCTACAACCTCAAGGGCCCTAAGACTCTGGCCGAGATGACCGTCTCTACCCCTTTCGACCCCGTCCAGCACGCTGATATTCTTGACTTCTGGAAGTCCAACGGTTGCGATTTCATCACCCTGACAATCACCCCGGTGACTTGTGGCGAAGACCCTCAGCCCCTCGGCACCCGCACCCTGATTATCCCTGACGCCCAACTGACCAGCGTCAACGGTTTCGTTATCGACCGGTCCAGCGGCCAGCCCAGCACCCTGGAACTGACCTTTGTGGGTAATAACTTCACCTATAACTGAGCGTAGCGTACCCCACATGGCTGCCAGGACCTTTGGCAACATCGACCCGGGCTGTTTGACATCCGGACAGCTAGAGGCTTTGGCGGCTGTAGGCATCGAAAGCGACGATCTAGTCGATACAAGTTGCGATGCAGCTTCGCTGAATACATGTGGCCGCGATGCCAATGAACTGGTAACACTTTACCCCTTGTACGATGAGGGCAAGGGTGTTTATACGGCCTGGGGGGAAATCGCCCTACCCTGGAACCACGAAGATCCTGTCAGCGACGAGAGTTGGCAAGTCTCAACATTCACGGACGAATTCTCATATCGCACGGGTGATACCGTATCCCGTTACGAGGATGACGGTTACGTCGTTGCGGTGTATACCTCCATTGCGAACGTGCCCGCCCCGGCCGGAGCCTTTAACCCAACATCGTGGTCCAAGGTATGTTCGGTTACCGTATCCGAACCAGTAGGACTACCCGAGTACACCAAACTCTTGGACAAATACGAGTACTACGATACGTCGTCGACAACTACGGCTTCGTCGGAATTCGACTCTACTTGGTCAACTGATCCCGTAGACCCTGACAACGATCAGTGGGGTGCTGCGGAAATCGAAAAAGATTACCTTTACAGGGCAGGAGACACCGTACTACATGATACAGGGTGTGGCGACTACACTTGCGTCTATGTCGCCCTGGCCGATGTCCCCATCGATGTTGTTAACGAACCGCCCCCCTCATCCCACTGGGAACGACTTTATTGTGTCCGGAACGGAAAGCCCAACACCTGCGTTAAGCGTGTCACTTGCACAGAACCGAACCGTGAGGTCGTATCGCTTAGTAACGGCGACTCTGATCTGATTTGCGTTCCCGTTGAAAGCACTACAGGGATTAGACCGAGGCTTGTATAGTGGCAACAAACACATATGGCAGATCGTGTACCCCGAATAAAGGGGGAGTACAGGACTATTATACAAAATCGGAAGTCAATACGTTACTCGGTGCCAAAGCTAATATCAGCACGGTTTATACCAAATCCTATGTAGACGGCGAACTATCGACGCTATCCAGCAGTATCGCATCACTCGATGCGGACAAAATCGACCAGACGCAACTCGACACCGCGCTTACTACGTTACAGGGGGCGATCGAGGCTAGTGTCGCTGCCACGTACGCAACTCTCGCCGATACGTACACCATATCACAGGTCGACTCCATAATCGCGGCTATCGACCTCGATCCAGCGGACTACGTCCGCTCGGTACCAACGACCACGTCGCAGAATACGATATACCCCGGAGCGGCCGATGCTATCGCCCTTACGGTGCGTGGCTCGGACACCAACTCAATCGTCACCCGGTGGCTAGATAACACCAGCAACGTAATCGGTTACATCAGCAACTCCGGTTCCACCACCCTGAACGGTGCGCTTTCTGTAGGTAGTTCCGTATCAGAAGGTAGCATTGGAATTAATGTTAATAATCGCCGCATCAGCGGTGTAGCTGCCCCTGTACTTCCATCTGACGCTGTACCCTACAGCACGTTACAGTCATATGTTCTAGATTTTTATGAGGACATTACAGTCCCGGAAGGAAGTTTTTCCTCCCTTAATGCTGGTACTTATCCCACACTCGACCCTTCACGGGACATTTATCGTCACCTAAGAAGCAGTATGAGTCAAGAAAGGCCACTGGGTGTGAGCCTGTATGACGGTGAGATAGCAGTCAATTATAATTCTGACAGTCCCGCCCTCTTCATCAGAGATAATCTCGGAAATATCCGAAAAATAGGCCCAGCCCATATCGGTGACAATTCTCCTGTTCCCGTTAACAACACTGATCTTTCTGACGGTGAGCTGTGGATCAATAGATCCGAAGGGTCTGTTAATTTCTACGATTCTATTAGCGATAGCTGGATCAGAGCGGGCACTGCTAATGGTGTTAGGTATCAAAATTGCATATACGTATCCAAGAGCGGTAACGACTCCAATAGTGGTGAGATCGATTCACCGTTTTTGACAGTAAGACAGGCATCTTTGGTTGCCCAACCTGGTGACGTCGTTTACATTTCACCTGGTACCTACACGGAGACTTCTCTACCAATACGGTGGAAACGAGATGTTGCCGTATTTGGGTCCGGATTACGTTCCACAATTGTTCAACCGGCACCTGGACAAGAGTTTAATGATATTTTCAAGGTTGACTCAGGATTTTGGTGCTGGGGTCTTAGTTTTGCTGGTCACCAGGCTGATGAAACTCAACAAGCCTGGGCCATCTCATTTGATGAACTAGCCAATAATACAAACATCGGTGCCATTGGGTCAGGTGCGTTTATCTTTAAGTCTCCGTATATTCAAAACTGTACCAGTATCACTGCAGAAGACGACTCTGGTGTTGCACCTTCTCAGTCCACTGGCAACACAGGGGGCGGCCTTAAGATTGATGGAGACCAGTGTGCGATCAATTCACCAATTCGCTCCATGGTGGTTGATAGTTATACGCATGTAAATCTGGGTGGCCCCGGCTGTCTCGTTAAGAACGACGGTTACGCGCAGCTTGTTAGTTTCTTTGGCCTATTTTGTACTTACCATGTCCGTAGCGAAACGGGCGGCCAGGTAAACCTCAGTGGTGGTGGAACTACGGATTTCGGTATCTATGGTTTAATGGCCGACGGCTATAGCCCCAAACCCGTCTTTACTGGTGAGTCTAGGGTATTTACTTATGGGGCGATTAGGGTCGAAAAAGGTGTCACAATTGATGTAACAACTGACTTGTTCACTTCAGTTGACCATGGACTGGTTGTAGACGATCAGATTACTCTTTCGGCTACTGATGGCAGCCTTCCTATAGGTCTGAGTAACAACACAACATATTATGTGGTTTCCAACGGGTTAACAGTAGACACTTTTAGGGTGTCTGATACCCCAGGCGACACATCTTACATCGATGTCTCTGGAGATTCTTCTGGGACCTATCAGTTCCTACGTCAAGGCTCGACAGAGATTGATATCATTGATTTCTCAGCTAACAGACTAGGACTTCAAAAGAAGTATCCCACTGCTGGTAGTACAGGATCTTTTGGCAACCCTGTCACCGTCAGTGCCATAGATGGTAACAATTTTACTGTAACACTTGACACCAGTGACATTGTTCATGAGTATGTAGGAGGTGGTTCTGTAACCGTAGGAGGTACTGAAACTTACCTTGTAACAAGTGCACAGTACAATAATCTGACCGGTGAAACAGTAATCAACGCCACAGGGTACGTTCCCTCTTTAGGGGACAGTATTACGCTGTCTGACCTATCTTTTATCTGTAATTCGACTTCTCGGCCCTTTGCGGGTCAGTTAATGTTCCCGCAACTGATTTTCCCAAGAAACGCTGTAACCGGGGCACCGGAGACAAAAACATTCGCTTACACTCGCACCGGAGACTACACTCTAACTTATACCGAAGCGGCTTCTCCATCTGGTCCGGATCATGAGTACGTTGAGGGTGGTACTGTTGTCATCGGTGGTACGGACTATGGTGTTTCCAATGCAGTGTATGATAAGTCCACTGGAGTTGTAGAAATAACAACAGTTCTTCAGTTACCATCAGGTGACGGTAACGCCGATGTCGGGGGTTTAGTATTTATCTGCCCTGACGGCGCCTATATTATAACCAGTAGCGCTGCTATTGATCAAAATGGCAATGTTATTGCTGAAGATTCACCGTTAAAGGTAGGGTATCGCGTCCAGTTCTACTCAGGACTAAATGGTGGCCTAAGAATTCCCATCGATCCCGGTCAAGTACTGGATTTCCGTAACCGATCTCAGATTACTGCCCCTTCTCATACATTTGAATACGTTGGAAGCGGTACTAACTACGATGCATTACCTTGGAATGGGGGGATACCGATCCCCGAAAACTCGATTGTTGAAACCAATAATGGTAGAGTATATGGGACAAATACAAACGAGAAAGGTGACTTCTCTGTTGGATCTCAGTTTAGTGTTGATGGAACCACGGGCAGCGTCACCATTAATACAGATCAGTTTAATCTATCCGGTCTCAATTTTATTGGACCATTTAGCCGCAATGGTGGCATAAGTACCGTTGGTGAGCAATTACGTGAAATCAGTAACAATACATCGCTAATTTCTTCTCTCGGGAATTCAGATCCAAATACTGTACCCTCCCAGTTTGCCGTCAGAACCTTTGTAACTAATACTTTTCTTCAGGATGTTAGTGCGACGGCCGGTTCTTTTCTAGTTATTACCGACACCAGCACTCAGGACGGACAAGGATACTGGACTCGAACCCGTAACCTCGATGTTGAATCCGGGTATTCAATACCAAGCACTGCGAGTCAGACTAATTGGGATACCGCTTATAGCGAACGTTTATACTGGGATGGTGGATCGAGTGGACTCGATGCTACTACGGGTCGCACAAGTCTCGGTCTCGGTGACAGCGCCACACTCAATGTAGGGACTACGTCTGGAACGGTCGCTGCAGGTGATGATAGCCGATTTGTTACTGCTGGTGGTACTACTGGACAAGCACTGGTCAAAGTTAGTAATACGGATTACGATACTCAATGGGCTGATGTTACCGCTGTTGCCGTACTTAACGACCTTACTGATGTATCCATAAGTACACCTCTCGGCGGACAAGTACTGGAATACGATGATGTTAGTGGTCAGTGGGTTAGTGGTGTTGTCGATACATCAAACCTAGGCGGCGACATTACGACTGCCGGTAAGGCACTGCTTGATGATGCAGATGCTGCAGCACAGCGCACCACACTGGGGCTGGTTATTGGCACCGATGTTCAGGCATACGACGCCGACACGGCCAAGACTGATGTTGCTCAGACGTTTACAGCAGCTCAGACGTTCGGCGCTGACGTAACCCTCAACGCACAATCTGACCTGCGGTTTGCTGATGCAGATAGCAGCAACTGGGTTGCCTTCCAGGCACCGGCGACAGTATCGGCAAATGTTACTTGGACGCTACCTGCTGATGATGGCACAAGTGGTCAGGTGCTTAGCACCGATGGTTCTGGAACGCTGAGCTGGGCAACAGG